ACTCAGATATTTTAGAATATTTAAAATCACTCAAGTCATCCGATATTTTTAGATTCGCTAGAAATCGAATTATTATGTATTTAACTAAAAAACGTATTTTGAATTAATTAGTGAATGGATGGAAAGTAATCAGATATCGTCAATAAAAACAGCTGGATATGGAACTAAATATTATATAAATGGAAAATATTATCAATCAACTGCTGAATTCATATTGGGAACAAAATTAACTGAACTTAAAATAGATTTTGAAGTACATAAACGATATCCGGGGACTAGATATTACAGCGATTTTTACATTCCTAAAATTTCAACGTATATTGAGTATATGGGAATGCCTAATATTAAGTATAATAATAAAAAGTATGAACTTAGTAAATCTGAGTTTTCAATAATTTGGTCAAATCAAATTGATAAAATAATAGATTTAATATATGAAGAAATTCACAAAAACAATTAATTTAATCGACGTTGAAGTTTTAACTGATAGTGGTTGGAAAGATATTAAGTCAATCCATACAACCGTGCCTTATGAAATTTTTAGGATTGAATTAGCAGATGGATCAAAATTAGAATGCGCTGACACTCACATTGTTTTTAATGAGGAAATGGTAGAAACTTACATTAAGGATCTCAATATCGGAGATTCCATAATCACAGATAATGGAACGTCTACTGTTGAAAACATTTATAAAACTGGAAAATCAGTTGAAATGTTTGATCTTGAGTTGACGGATGATTCTGATCACAGATACTATACAAACGGTATACTATCTCACAATACTGAACTTGCTAAACAACTTGCAAAATTCATGTTTGACTCAGAAGATGCGTTAATTAGAATCGATATGACTGAATACGGAGAAAAATTCAATGCCTCTAAATTAATGGGAGCTCCTCCAGGATTTGTTGGATATGAAGAAGGTGGCCAATTAACTGAAAAAGTTAAGAGAAAACCATATTCAGTAATTTTATTAGATGAGGTTGAAAAAGCTCACCCTGATATCTTCCACACATTACTTCAAGTATTAGATGAAGGCCACATGACTGATGGACTAGGCAGAAAAATCGACTTTAAGAACACAGTTATCATCATGACATCTAACTTGGGAGTTAAAGATCTTCAAGATTTCGGAACCAGTATTGGTTTTTCAAACTCGTCAGACAATGGCGAAAAGCAAAAAAGTGCAGCTGAGTCAATTCTTAAAAAGGCCGTTAGTAAACAATTTGCCCCAGAATTCATAAATAGATTAGATGACATTATCATATTCGATTCATTAAGTAAAGAAGATATCTGTAAGATTGTTGAACTTGAACTTAATGATCTATATGAAAGAGTTAAAGAGAATGGCTATACGGTTGAGCTTAATAAACAAGCAAAAGATTTCTTAGTCGAAAAAGGATATGATTCTAAATTTGGAGCACGCCCTTTAAAAAGAGTTATTCAAAATCAAGTCGAAGACTTAATTGCTGAAGCTTATATTGACGGTAAGATCAAAGAAGGCGATCATTTAGTAATAACATATAAAGCAAAAGACGAAAAATTATCGATAAAGTAATGAAAGTATTAGTCACAGGAAGTAAAGGATTTATTGCAAAAAACTTAATTGAGAGCCTAAGCGACCATGACGTATCTAAAATTGACCTTGAGGATTTTTATCAAAATGAATTTTGGAGATATGATCTACTTAAGATAATTGAACAATTTAACCCCGATGTGATATTTCACGTTGGAGCTTGTTCTGATACAATGGAACTTGGCGTGAATTATATGATGGAGCTCAATTATGACTCGACTAAAGTAATCGCTAATTATTGTAAATCAACTGGGTGCAAGCTGATATATTCATCGTCTGCTGCCAATTCTGGAGATAATGGACTAGGGCCATCTAACTTATACGGTTGGAGTAAATATGTAGCAGAAGATTTAGTTTTACTATTAGACGGAGTCGCATTAAGATATTTTAATGTGTATGGACCAGGAGAAGAGCATAAAGGCCGAATGGCATCAGTTGCATACCAAGCTTGGAGTACTAGAAAATATCCTGGTTACTTTAAACTTTTTAGAGGAAAACCTACAAGAGACTTCGTCTATGTAAAAGATGTAGTTTCTGCAAATTTGCATGCTCTTAAAAATTATGAAACCTTAAAAGGTAAATATTTTGAAGTTGGCAGCGGGGAATCTAGATCATTTGAAGACGTGTTGGATCTAATGGAACTAAAGTATGATTATCGACCTGAGTCAGCTACTCCTAGAGGGTATCAGTTCTTTACTGTTAGTAATAAAGATTTATGGATGCCGGAGTGGTCACCCAGATACACAATCGATACAGGTATTGCAGAATACTTAATGTACTTAAATAACGCAAAACAAAATGACCAGAATTAAACCAGAAGTGTGCGAAGGCTGCAGAGTTCCTAAAGGTTGGGGCGAAGAGCTTATCATAGAGAATAACGAAAAATATTGTGGAAAGTTGTTAATATTTAAAGCTGGCTGCAAGTTCTCAATGCACTATCACATGATAAAAGATGAGACTTGGTATGTAGAATCCGGCGAATTCATATATCGTTGGATTGATACTGAAACAGCTGATGTACATGAACAGCATTTAAAACCTGGAAATATTGTTAGACAACGACCTGGGCAACCTCATCAATTAGAAGCAGTAACTGATGGTAAAATATTCGAAGTATCGTCACAGCACTTTGACGAAGATTCATATAGAGTATGGAAAGGAGACAGTCAGACAAAGTAGTTTGGGTAAATGGAACATTTGATGTGATGCACATTGGTCATATTAAATTGCTAGAGTTTGCAAAATCTTTAGGCGATACATTAGTAGTTGGAATAGATGATGACTCTAGAGTATCTGAACTGAAAGGTCCAGATAGACCAGTAAACTCATTAAAGGATCGAATGGAGTTTATGTCAGCTCTTAAAGTTGTTGACGAAGTTGTAAGTTTCAAGTCAGCCGATGAACTTCGTGATTGGATCAATACTTTTAAACCTATTACAATAGTAGTTGGCGAAGAATACTCGAACCGTGAAGTGATTGGTTCTGAGTTTGCCGGTTCTGTTACATTTTTTAATAAAGTAGGAGATCATTCTACTACAAATATTTTATCTAAAAATAACAAAAGTTCATGAAAAATATTCTGATAATTGGCGAATCATGTACTGATATTTTTGAATACGGGTCATGCACCAGGTTAAATCCGGAAGCGCCTAGTCCAGTATTCGAGAGCAGCAGAGTAGTGAAGTCTCATGGAATGGCGAGTAATGTATTAAATAATATGAAATCTCTAATTGATGAGAATTCTATTCAAGTCTGTAGTGAAATTTCTGATCCTGACTTAATAATTAAACACAGGTTCGTAGATCAACCTTCTAATTACATTCTACTTAGAGTTGATAAAGATGGGCCTATTTCTAAAATTGATTTAACTAACGCTAAATTACTAGATAAGATACGATCAGCTGATGCAGTGATTGTCTCTGATTATAACAAAGGCTTCTTAAGCGAATCTGACTTAGTTGAAATATCTAAACTTGCCAAATTAAGCTTTATTGATACTAAAAAACCTATTGGTTCTTGGATAAATCGATTTAGTTATGTAAAAATAAACAAAAAGGAATTTGAGAATCCAGCAAATGATTTAGAGACATTATCTCTAATTAGTAATCGTCTTATTGTTACATTAGGTGAGAATGGGGCTAGACTAGAGCAGGTTCTAGTTCCACCAACTGCTAAGATTAAAGTAAAAGATGTATCTGGGGCAGGAGACACTTTTCTTGCAGCGCTAGTTATAAAATACATAGAGTCAAATAGTATATTCAAAGCAATTCATTATGCAAATCACTGTTCAGCAATAGCAGTTTCAAATTCTGGAGTAGTTGCAGTCGGTCACCTAATATAAATAACTAAAAATATTTAAACTTAAATGGGCAAATTCGGAAAAAGAAGAATTCCTAAATTCCTAGATTCACAAAAAGAGATTCAAGAGATGAACGAATTTGAAGGATTAGATAAATCACATCCAATTGAAATTGTAGCATTGGGCGATCACGGAGATGACCACGTGATGATTACGATTAAAACAAAAGAAGGCGAAGAGCTTGAATTAAAATTTGATTACGACGGAAACGGCATGTTGACTACACAGCATGGAGATCATGAGTATACTGTACCAGTCGAAGTAGAAATAGATGATGAATCTGATGTCGATGAAGATCTTGACGCAGAAGATGAGGTTGAGTGCTCAGATTGCGGAAAGAATCCATGCGTTTGTGACTATGACGAAACTGATGAGGAAGATATGTCTCATTTAGCTATACCTACTTTCGAAAGCTTTGTTATTAATGAATGCCAAGATTGTGGAAAAAAGATGGATGGTTACGAGCCAGCAATGTCAGAAGAAGCAAAAAGAGCGGTAAAAGAAGTGGTTGAAACTTACTTAATTGAGGAAGCTCAAGCCTGTAATGAAGACTCTGACCCAAATCACACATACGAAAATTACTTAAATGAAGTTAGCCAGTACTTAACTGAATGTATGATGGAATCTGCTGCAAATATGGACGTAAACGAAGAATAATAATCTAATAAACGCACCCACTTGTATTCTATTACTTGTGTCAAAGCCCCCAATTAATGGGGCTGTTTTATTTTAAACAAGTTGAATAAATAACTACATGAGTACTAATTATAATCAAAGGTTGGCAAACGGCGAGATAACGGTTCCAGCTGATTCATTTAACCAGAACAATGATCCAAACGTTCAGCCTAATCCAGTTAATATATCAGTTGGCGGAGTTCCTCAACATTGGGCAGGAACTGCTCCTATTTCAAAAAGAGACATGAAGACTGCCAGTACACCATTAGGTGAACGTAAATCACCTAGAGTTATGAGGTTTGATGAATACTTTAGTTCAATCAATGAAAGCCATTCAGATAACTCAGAATTAGCAGGTTTAGGATTCTCTCCAAATTTCGATTTAGATATATCTGATGAATTTGAAGAAGAAAAGGGGGCCCAAGCTGCCATCGATTTTGTATACATGGATGGAGATTCAATGGTTTACGTAGAAGATGTTACCGCTAACTTATCAGATGACTTTGTTGGAAGTGTTTATATAAAACTAAGCAATGGAGATACTCTAGATTTTTATTATATTTCATCAGACAATCCAAATATCACGCCAAGAGCTTATTTAAAAATAAATGGAGAAAACGAGAGAGTTAGTATAGACACAATACTTGGTAGAAAAAGGACGGTAATAGGATCAATCCTAGACTACTATTTAGTAAAATTCGTAAAATCTAATAAATAATAAAAACAAAATCATGAGCAATAAAATATTAAGTTTCGATGAATTCGAAAAGGGTGCAAATTTATCAGACCCAAAAGTTGCAACAAAAGTAGGAAAGCCCGATTCTATTAAGAAAGAGAAGACTTTGGACCTAGTTAAAAAAGTAGATTTATCGACTACTTTAGAAACAACTGAGCCGGATTATACAAAAACAACTGACGAACCTATTCAGGAAAGCTCGGCTGATACTCAAGCTGAGATTGATGCACTTAATCAAACTAAAGAGCTTAGAAAACAACTAGCGACAGCAGAAGACGATAATCAGAGACTTTCTATCTTAAACAGAATTAAGCAGATTCAAGTTCAACTTGAACAAAAGGCCAAAGCTTCTAAAAATATCTAATAATAATGACAGTAGACGAACTTATCGTTGACATTCAAAATGAATTAACTTTTGCGAAAGCATTGCCGTATTCTTTGCCTGAACAAGAGATTCGAAGAATTATTACTAATTCTGAAAAGTACTTCTATGACAATTGGAAGCACGCAGTTGAGTCAAGATACTTGTTAATTCCACAAGATGTTTTTAAATCAGAGCAGTTTAAAAAGACTAGATCAATTCAACTACCTGACTGCGTTGCTTTTGTACATGATGTTAGAGAACCTAGCGGAGGAGGATCGATGTTTGGTACAATGGACGCTGACTTCGCAGACAATAAATTTATCGGATCTGAAGTGTTTTTAACACCATTCATTGGTGAATCAATAATGTACAGAACTGTTATCTTTTCATTCCTAGACTTAGTTAAAGGCTTCACGATTGATACTTTTGCATATGATTACAATAAGAATACTAGACAACTTGGAATATTAGGAAGAGCGCCTAAGGGCAATGGAATGGTGGTTCAGATTGCTAAAAAGATTGACGCTAATGATTTATATGAGGATGAAGTATTTCAAAGGTACGTTAGAGCTAAAGCTAAATTAAGGTTAGGCGACTTGCTGACAACATTTGATTATAATTTACCTGGCGGAATCAAGCCGAATTATACAAACTTGGTAACTAAAGCAGAAAATGAACTTAATCAGGTTCTAGAAATGATGAAAACTGAAAATACTCCTGACTTCTTGTACTTTGCAAGATGGTAATATATTATGGCACAACAAAACGTAGGAAAGGACTTTTATTTGAGATCACCAAATGATCCAAACTATATTGATGGGATATTTGAATCAAATGATCCTATTGAAAATGCTTTACAGCAAGTTAGAATGACTTTGCTTACTAGAAAAGGAGAAGTTCTAGGCGAAGATATTGGTTTTAACTCTGAGAAGTACTTATTCGATTATGAATTCTCAGACTTTGATCAGATGGAAAGAGAAGCAAATGAGCAGATTGCAGAATTTGTATTATTGAGTAGACCATACGTTATTAAAGCTGAGGCATTTACGTTGAGCGACTTAGGAGATCCATATAAAGTCGGTTTAGGATTAGGTGTTAAAATTGATGGAAAATCTGCATTTGCCACACTATTTGACTTATAAAATTTACCAAACTCACATAAAAAAGCCCGGAAAATCCGGGCTTTCGTTTTTATAATTGACCTTGCGCTCCAAGTTCAGAAGAAGTTTCTCCACCTGCTGGAGTTTCTCCAGTTGCACCAGTTGGAGCAGAGCCAGCCTGAGCAGAGCCAGGAGAATCAGCTCCTGATGCTTCGCCACTCGCTTCATTTGTCTGAGCTGCTTTATAACTTTGGTTCTTAGTTAAAGATTCATCGCTTAATTTCAAATATTCTCTAATTAAGAATTCTGTTGAGAAATATGGCTTACCTTCATCATCTACAACAGCTTTCATTGAGTTAAGGGTAGCAAGTCGTTTGTTAAGAAGTTCTTGTGTTTTGATTTCTTCAAACACATTATCATCATGCCATACTAAACCGACTGCATTTGCAAATTTATGGTCAGCTTTTAGCTCTTTTACGTCTAGGCACATTTGTAAATAAAGAGGTTTTGTGATTAACTCTTTAAACGCAGACCTTAGACGTTTAATGAATTTGTTATAACGAATTTCTTCTCTTGAAATACCTTCAGCATTCATGGTGTATGCACCTTGACCTTCTGACCATCTTGAATAAGGCAATTTTGAATCTAACTTAAGCTTATCTTGGAAATACTTAAGAAGTTCTGATCCTGATAAATTAGGGCCAGGGTATTCAAGCGCCTCAATATCAATCTTTTCTCCACGGTCATTAACTGGTAAAACGTAGTTCTTATAAAATAAAATGTTAGGTTTACCATCTACTAATAATTCACCAGATTCGCCATTAAATGCAATATCTTCTTTTAGGGTGTTTGTAAATTCTCTAACGTCTTCTTTTGCTTTTTGCATAGACTTGGTTCCAACTGGAACAGACGTCTTAAGTCTAATTGGAGCATTCATTGTATGCCAAATAACTTTAGAATGTTCAATTATTCTTAATAGGTTAAATGATCTGATTAATCTTTCAACAAAACTTACTCTCTTTGTTCTAAATTCATTAGAGTATGAAATATAGATTATTTGAGAGTCAGTCAGAGTACGATTCATCTTATTAATTGGATCACGCTGAGCCCATTGTAAAAAGATTTTACCAGTAGAGTCCTTTTTTACTTCTGGATATAGCGTAGCTGGGTCTAGTTCTTTGAAGCCGATGATATCTTTTGGATTAGATACATTATCATAGATTATCTCGAAGGCTAAGTGACCTTCTATTAACCATTGATAGAAATATTGCCATGCAGAAATTCCTCTATCGAAACTCCATGCACTGTATATCTTTTCAAAATTATCTTGGTACTTTTGGACAATTTTATCTTGGTAATTAAGACGCTGGTCTTTGTTTCTACCTCGATAATTGATTTCGCCGGTTAAATCGTTTGGGTAGCAAAATCGGTTGTCTTCGTCATATACTATCGCATCATCTGCAATAGTTTCAATAATGAATTCGATCTCACCATTCGAAGCAAGATCTCTTAGTCTTTCTCTCTTTTGCGAGTAGTCTAATTGAAAAAAGGCTATCGATTTGTTCTTTAGTGAAGACGTTGTATCAGAAAGAGCTAAGGTAGCTCGCATCAGGTCATCCCCTAGTGAACTATTAAATCCTGACAATTGGCCTTCAATATAACCTATTGCTTGTGAGTTTTTAACCAGCAGATCATCGTATTTCATACCGAACCTACTTAATGCGGTTAATTGCGTTTTTAGTCCACGCATTGGATTGCTATCTAAAAATCCTGCCATTCGTTTTTATTTTATTTCAAATAGAGAAAAGTTTGATCGTTTAGAAATCATACGGTCTGTCGAATAATTAATCATAGATAACATTGGAATTTCATCCCAATCGATCAGAGTTAAGTTTCGCATAGTCTCTCTATTGTATTTATTTACCAGAAGATTTAATTTAAACTCTGGCATTCCAATCATTGATTTAACCAAATTTAAGTCAACTCTTAGAAATGGAGCTAATGCTCCGCTTGTGATTCTTTCTTGAAAACTTTCAAGCTTTCCATCTGCGTAACATTTGTCTATAGCAGATTCCATCACTCTAAGGTATAGCATTAAAAACTTTCTCCTAAGAATCGGAGCCATTACTTTTAAGTTTATTCCTAACCCATTTTGATCAATTGCCAAAAATATTGGTCGATTATCATAATATGGTTTTTTTATTTTATACTTAGAAATTAAGCTAAGGTCTCGCATTGAAGGATTCTTTAGAATTTCGTATTCGTCCCAAGTAGGTACCTGATCTGGTCCAATTGGTTGAAGTTCTAAGTGTGTGTAAATATGTCCAGGCAATAAGATTGTGCGCTCTCCATTTTTAGAAGATCTTATAAAATCATGATTTGGATTTTGGTCAAAATCAGGCAGTGTACCAGTTCGGTAAAATGCTTGTAGTTTTTCGTAGTCTGTCATCTTATTATAATGCTTTGAACAGGAAGTTTTCAGTGATTATTCCGAATTTAATGCCTCGAGTTGCAGCAAACTCTTTAGCGGCTTCAAACTTAGCCTGGTTTACAATATATTGTTTAGCAGCGTAAACATAATTAGCCGTCTGTTTGTCAGTCATTCTAGCTGGAGCAGTAGGCGGCTTAGTGTACTTATCTGGTTTTACTTCAATTAACCAACCTTGTTCTTTTCCTGAGTTATCTTTGGTCACTATATAAAAGTCAATATAATACACGTGACCTCTTTGATCAAGTGGACTGTAATATGGAATCCCAAACGGTTCACTAGAATACTTGATTACAGTCGGGCTACTATCACACCACTTCAAAAATTTGAATTCCCAGCTACTACGAAAGACGATTTTACTAACATCGCCAACGTATTTTGATGGATTTGCTGGCCTAAAATAACCTTGTCTAATCTTACCTGCTCGAGGTTTAAGAAAGTCTTTAATTGATTTTTTCTCTAAATTCTTCATAATATTATCTATCTTATAAAGAGATCAGAAGTAGTGTTCGTAGCAGTCTTGAAGTCTAACCACTCAGCCTCAGTCATTGAATCTTTTATTTTATTTTCAAACCATGTTATAACTTGCAAATTCTCTATCGCACCAGTGCCGCCTCTTGAAAATGGAACTATGTGGTCTATGCTAGGTTTCCATAATGAGTTCTTTCCATTTCTAATCCAAATATCATAAATTGTATTAAATTGAGAATCGTAATAAAAATGATTGATAAATTTTAATTTGGACTCAATACTTTGATCAAGTAGAGTTCTACGAACTCTTGACCAAGATGAAATTAGCTTGAATTTTTCATAATTATCGAATTCCATGATTTTGCTAATTGGAATTCCAGTATTCGTCGAAGCTATTTTTAGCTTAGTTAAATCAGTGTGTTTTCGACCAACTGAGTATTTATTACCTAAATGGCATTTTGAAATTTTTTGCCTAGTTTCAGTTGACACAGCATGACCTATTCTTGCACCAGTTCGTCTAATTTCAATCCCATTTAATTTTAGAAAATTTGAAATAGTGACTTTGTGAATTTTATATTTTGAACTAAGTTCAACTAGGGTAACCGACGTTGTAGAATATTCATTTATTATTTGCGAACCAATTTCATGAGTTAGTTTATATGCTTTCCCCATTGTGATCTTTATTTTTATTTATACTATCACGCTGGGAGTTTATTTATAGATAGCCTAAATCAAAGATAGACTCGCTAAAATAACCATTTATCCATGCGTTAAATTTTTCAATAGAATGATTAGAGTCTCTTGTTTGCAAAAACTTAAATAGATCATTTATGTCCTTGACTTTAGTTAGATTAAGTAAATCATCTTTTGAACTATATTTCTTTTTAAGATCCCCTATTGCTTTATTCCAAAGAAAAACTGAGTATCCTTGTTTGATAAAGTTCATCATTTGTGTTTTTCCAGCTTTATCTCTGTCAAATATTACTTGAGTTGCGGATTTTGCACCAAGTTCTGCAAAAATACTTCTAGCTTTAGTAGCTCCAGACGTTGCAATTGCATTATCTATAAACATTGAATCAAACTGGCCTTCTGTTATTCTAATAGGTTTACTGAAATCAATATTTAAGATATTAAAGTAGTTGTTTAAAAAATTAGCATCATCTACTAATTGTTTAGAGATCCCTAATTGAGAAAAGATTTGGGTTAAGTCGGTATACGATCTAATGATATACTTTTGACTAATACTCTCATTTAGAGTTCGCATTGCAAATCCTAGAAGCTTGCCAGATTTTTTATCAAAGTTAAATATGAATACTTTATTGTCTTGTGAATCAGTATATAAGAAATCACCATAGTCTTTAATTAGATGAAGATATCTGCTCTTTATGTATTGATATGCAATGCTGGCGTCGGGCACCATATCGAGCCTCTTAAGTGAAAACCTATTAATGACTTCGCTTATTGTAACTAATTGACTTGTATCAGAGGTTAAAAATCTAATAAGTTGGTTCTCTGTCTTTTTTGGAGTAGGAGTTGCCTTAAATCCATCTTCTAATACGAAACTTGGCAACATAATGCCATGCTCACGGCTCATTTTTGCAACAAATTCACTAAGGCTCATGTATGCCATGCACCCATCATTAAAGCACTTATAGTGCTTTGTGTCAAGGTACAAGTTACCCCTTTTCTTTGAAACTTTCTTTTGAGAGTCACCACAAATGGGGCAAGCGAAATTTAGTTTACGATCGCTTGACCCATCTATTTTTTGTTTTTCAAGAACATCATGAAACCTTTTTCGTAGAACGGTTTCAACAAACGCGGTTATTTCTTCAATTGTCATTAGGCTACTTCATTTGGAATTGGTTTCTCTTTCACAATCTTTGGTTTAATTGCAAGCTTATAAGCTTTTTCAAGGTCATATCCCATTTTGTAGTAATCTTTTCCTTGTTTTA